CGGCAGACCTGGCCATATCGAGCAACTGGGGCTCAAAGTCCTTCTCGCGGTCCATGAAGCCATTCTCCATGGCCCTACCCACGACTACGTTGATGAAGATGTCAGACGCCTTCTCGGGGTGCGGAGCCCGCTCAGTCTCTCCGTAGCTCATGACGCCACCTCCCGGACAGGCTTCAGCTTCCCCTCAGGGGCCTCGTGATAGCACTCAGTGCATACGAGAAAGGACTCATCCCTCTCCTCCATTCGGCAGAGACGGACATCGGACAGGTTTTTCGCGGCGCCGCAGACACGACAACGCGGACGAGGTTGCATTCGATCGGTGACCATGGCGCCGATCCTACTACCCTGTCATGGATTTTGGGGAGTATCTTTCCCCGCTTTACGCCTTCTTGGCCCTGGACCCCAGGAGCGCCAGGACTCCCGCTGTCAGCGTTCCGCCGATTGCCTCACCGACACCGGGAGGTAGGCCCATGATGCCCGTCACGGCTCCCACAGCGGCCTTGGCGACCCTCTCCCCCTCGGGAGATGCCAGGAACCCGCCAAGCTCCGCGCAACCGGCAATCGGAAGCATGAACGCCAGCACGAAAAGGAACCGTTTCATTTCGAGCCACCTTTCTTGGAGAGAGAACGCAGTTGATACATCCCCGAGGAGACCGCGACAGCCATGCAGGCCATCCCGTCCATCCCCGCGAACGCCATCCAGGAGATCATCACCAGCGAAGTCGCCGTCATGATGAATTCAGATGTCTTGTAGCCACTTTTCATGATTTCTTCCTCGAGTTCTCGATGAGCTCGTAGCCGCCCCAGATCCAGCCACTTCGTTCCAGATGTTTTACGCACGCCTCGCGCGTAATGAAAGCGTCCGGGAGAGAGCCAGCGAATGGCTCGCCATCGGGCGTAAACCTGCGCCAGATCCACTTTCCATCCCTCCGGTGGGTTACCTGGACCTTGTCCTTGCGTCCATCCCAGAACGGACGGCACGCCATCATTCGCGCGATTACCGTCCTGAGTGCATCCATAGCGTCTGTTTCTCCCATATTCACCTAATCCTGTGGTAGCCGTACCGGCTCAGCATCGGCTGCGATTTCCTCAAGAACCTCGATCCTACGGCGGAACTCCGCGGCACGCTCGAGGGTTGATCTGTTGATGTTCGTCTTCATGAACGACCTGGACGGGTTGTATGGCCGGTAGATGCCGTCCATAACGTCCCTCGCCTTAGATTTCGACATCCCCTTGCCCAGCTGCTCCAGGGTCCTCTCAGCGGTCATGCCAAGGGCTTGAGCCGCCTGGGTTGCTCGGTAGATGGTCCTGAACGCATCCCTGCGCTGGTTCTCGGTGGTCTCATACAGCGATCGGATATCATCGTCGGACATCTCTCTGGTGCCCGCGGTCAAGCCCTGAGAGAGGCTCTGGCTGGAATTGCTCCACATCCGCGTGAATGTACCAGCCTTCCATGTGACACCTGAGGGAAGGTCGATCTGGCTTCTGCGCATCCCGGAGAACACGGCCCAGAGTTCAGTCTCGAGGTCATACTTCTTCCCGAAGGTTGCCACCTCGTTATTCCATCCCTTGTGGACCCTTCGGGCCTGTGAAGCAAACCCAGGCTCTGCCGCCTTACCGAGATGGTCTAGCACCTGCTTGGCCTTGTCGTCCCACGTGGCGGCAGCGTCATAAACTCGCCCGCCCGTTTGCTTCGTGTTGCGCAATACGTCCACGACGGCACTGAACAGGATGTCCTCCCCCAGCCACGGGGAAGCAGCCTGAGAGAACGCATCCCAGATGGCGTCGTCCGTATCCTGACCTCGCAGGAGGGCCATAACCGTATCCTTGATGTAGGAATAGGGATCCACATAGGACAGGTCGAGATACTCCATGGTCTCTGGCCCATCCCTCCCGATCCACACTATGGTGGAATTCCTTGACCACGGCGGGACGAAGAGGCGAGCGTTATCGTCATCCTCCGAATCCATGCCGTTGAAGATTCGCGACATAGCGGCGAGCGCTGCGGGGAGGGAAGCCGCTGCGATTGTGCCGGCGAGCCGCTGAGCCCCCAACCTGCGCAGGACGGGATTCGAACTCCGGATATCGGACTGGATGGTGTCGACTGTGTTGGCGCTAATCCGCACAATCTCAGCCGGGAATGAAACAAAAGCACCAGTGAACGGGAACTTCCGAACCTCCTTGACCAGCGTTGGAATCCGAGAGTAGGTCGGGTACATAGCAAGCACCCTGTCCGCAGCCCTCTTTTCAATCTGCTCCGTGGTCTCGTTCGGGAAGGCCTCCCGCATGTTCGTTATCTCAGCCTCCCACGCATTAAGCTTCCACGCGTCGTCTGAGAGCTGGTAAACCTGCGCAGCGGCCTGGGCGGTTCCCTTCAGGGCCCTTTTCATCGTGCTGGCGTGAGCGTTTAGCGGGTCGTAATCGACAGAACCCCAGACGTCATCGACCAGATCCTTAACGGCCCCGGATGCCGCCCCATCGGATACCACGCCAAGCTCTGCTGCCCTTACGAACCTGGTCTCCCACTCCTCTCGAGTCTCGCCCGACAGCTTCCCTAGAGCCCTGTCGAATGCACTCCCGGCCCGCTGGGTGCGCCGAGCAGCACGGGCAGTTGCCTTCGCTGAGCGGATCACCGAGCGAGGGTTGAGTGTCAGGTGAGCATTCGCCAGGGCAAACCCCACATTCCCAAAGAAGTTCCGGACGTGGGTCATCGGGGAGCCGACGGTCTTCCCGAGCTTCACTAGCCCATTAAGCTGAATCAATGGCCTGAGGATGGCCCCTGGGTCGGAACCCTTGAACTGCTCCTCCAGCGCCGCCTTGATTTCGCTCGTCGTGTAGATCCCGTCAAGGGGCTTGAGCGAAGGGCTCCCCTCGGCAGCTATCCTCGTGTCATAGCTGACTCCGTCGATCACTACCGGCTTCTTGTGGAAGAACCCACCCTTCTCACCAGCCACCCTAGCCTCGGACAGGAAGCGGTGGTTTGCGATCAGCTGCCCCATGTTTGCTATCGACTGCGCATAGTTCACCTGGGCGGATCGGTTCTCGCCCATGAGCGCCATGAACTCAGGCGAGAGTTCCTTGCGGCGTTTCAGGATGCTCAGATCCTTGGACCCGGCCACGCGCTGCGATAGTGCGGCCAGCGGATTCTGGCCAGGCAACCTCTCGACGATGAGCGAGTTGATGTATCCCTCGATCTCGCCATCCGTCAAACCCTCGGCGAACGGACGTGACTCTTTTTTGATTCGAACAGCAGCCTTCTGCTTTGCCCGTTCCCTGGTGGCTTCGATGCGCCGGAGCGTGTTCCTCTGCTCCGTCTGGATTTTACTGTTGAGCCGCCTTCCAACACCCTGGATTGCTTTGTCAACACCTATCGTTGTCTCGTCAAGCCCAGCAAGGAGGGCGTTTGTTATTGGAGGACCTGGGTTCTGTGATAACTCCAAAAGACGATCCAAAACCCCTGTCCTGGCCTTGTCGGCAGCCTTCAGCCTAGCCAGGTCTGCCGACGCCCTACGCTCAGCGGAAAAGACGGCCTCACGACCCTGTTTTCCTCCAGCAATAACGATGGGGTCTCCAAGGTTATTTTCGAGGCGCACACGAACGCGGGCAGCGTTGGCCTTGAATCTCTTCACCTCTTTCTCGAGCTGAGCAACGATGTCTGCACGACCGTCAGGGGCCGTCTCTGATATCCTCTTCGCGAGCCTCTTCAGGGAAGCGATCTCTTTCTTTTCTCGAGCAACAATCTGGCGAAGTTCGCCCTTCGAAAACTGCTCAATACGTTTCGTCCGTTCCTTGCTGGACCGCAATTGCCTCGTAACAGACCTCTCTGCGGCCTCGTCGAATCTCTCCTGTATTTCCACCTTCCTGCGTGTGGTGATGTATTCAGATCGCAGAAGGCTCTTGAACCTGTTCCGGATTCGAGGGTCGAGCTTCTTCATCCAGTCAGGATCAGAGAAGACCCGGAAGCTCCGCGTTGCATAGAGCCCAATGTTCTCTGCTACCCGTAAGGCCATATCGCCCTCAACAACCCCGTCAGCTATCATTCTCCTTGAGAGTAGGTCCGTGTGGTCACGCATCTTGCGGACAAGCCCACGCAGTTCTGCGTCAGGGATCTTGTCGATCTGGTCCACGTTCTTGAATGCGGTGTCGATGACCTCCATGACCGAAGTGTCGCGGGCGTTCTTTCCGAAGACCCGCTTCATGGCCGCATCGAAGTCTCTGGCTGTAATCTTGACCTGTTCCATCTGGCCGCTGTACCAAGCCTCAGACTCCAACTTGTCGTCGTATATCTCCTTCGGGTTGTTCCCACGAGGCCTGAGGTTCTTGCGGAAGAATCGTTTGACGGACTCTATCCCGGGGAGTTTCACAAGAGGGAATATCCCCGCATGAAGCATCACCTCGTCTCCGTCAGGGCCCAGCTCTTTCCCAGTCTCAACGGCGTCCTTCAGAAACTCTGGATCTATGTCGGCTCGGGACAGGTTCCCAGATGCCGCATCTTCAGAACCCTTCTCTGGTATCGACACCTCAGGGGCCTCAACCGTGATCCGCTTGGATCGTCCAGGCGCCTCATATCTGGTCTGCCCTTCAACCGTTTCGGCGACAGGGACGGGGCCTCCCTCCGTGGTGGGCTTCGGAGAGGAAGTGGCGGAGGGCGCCTGTCTCTTTGCACCCTCCGCCTGAGGAACTTGTCCGCCTTCAGTGTCAGGGACGTCCAGCGAAACACCGACCACGTCTCCACCGTTGCCCTGGTTGGACGCCGGTGTTCCCTCAGATGCAACCCTACCACCGTTTGAGGATTCTGTGGGAGTGAGGTTCCGATCTCTCAGCTTGCGGGCCGTCTCCACGCGGAGTTTACGGTCCCTGGCCTCGGCCTCAGCGTCCGCAGGAGACATCTCGCCAGCACCGAACCGCGATGTGTCCGCTTCTGTGCCCACTACCACCTTCTGCCCAGCCGGTTCCGCCGGGAGAAGGTCCCTGATCGGACCTAGCGGGTCTGGCTTCTGCCCCACGAGCTCGGTCCCGTCACTGATATCCTGCTCAACGAATGGCGCGTCAGAGGCGTTGAACTCCATCTGAGGCCCTGGCTGATTCGCTACCCGCCTGTCGAGCTCGAGGCTGCTCTCGCCGGGAGACTGGGGGGTGGTCCTCACACCTGAGTCCGGCCCGCTCTGGGGGTCCGTGGTGTCAAACTCCCCAGCGAACGGCTCCTTGGTGGCGTCGCGGATGAACCCGAGCTCACGCAGGCCTGCCAAGAACTCCTCCTGATTGCCCTTGGTGACGTCCTCTCCCTCGACGAAGAACGGGATTCCGTTCGCATCGAGCTCAAGGTGCTGGTCGCTCGACTTCAACCCGTCACCCAGCCTCTGCTGCTCCTGATCGTCGATCTTGCCGTCCTCGGCAGCCTTCTCGATGAGGTCCATCGGGGGGATGTGCTGGACCTCTCCCTGGAACTCCGGGCTGTCGATGTCCACGCCATCGCCTACAAACTTGACTCCGGCCTGTTCTGCGCTCTGAGGCTGCGGCGTAGCAGCATCGGGAGTCGGTCCTCCGGTCTCACGGAGCCGAGAGAGGCTTCCTGGCGGGGCAGACTCAACCGACCGTGGATCAGCCCTGAGATCCGAGAACTTGGCCCGCTCGGCTGGCGTGGCGTTCTGCATGAAGTCCCCACCAGGGGTGGACGTCGAGACAGAACTGAAGTCCTGGTTGAACTGGTTCGGCCTGATTCCACCAGGGGTAGACGTCCCAACGGTGGTGAAATCGGTGTCGGTTGAACTCTGAGGGCCGTTCAGGCTCCGATTGACACCAGAGCCGGCGATGCCTACCAGGGGCGCTACAAAGGCTCCTGCAAGCCCTGAGCGGAGTACGCCCTCAGAGAGGTCCCGGTCCTCCTGGCCGATGAACTTGGCGATGGCGTTCGAACCGAGGGCCTGAAGCACCTCCTGAAACCCCTCTTCTCCTGAATCCAGGATGCGGTCGATGAGAAGCTTCTTGAGTTGTCCGCCAGACCTGGCGTTGATGCGTCCCAACATCCTCGAGACAGGAAGCATCTCGGTGGCCCCCAGCCCCAGACCTCCGAGCATCGCGAGCCACTGCTTGCCTTCATTCTCAGGGTCCCGAGCCTCCTGGTCTGCGAACTCCTGAGCCCCCATCGCCGTGGCAGCCATCAACATCCCAAGGGCTGGGGCGCCGGCAGTCGCAACCAACGGGATGAGAGATCCGGCCGCACCGGCAGCGTCCTGGGATAGGAACCCCACCAGACCGCCTCGAGCTTTGGATATCGGGTTGTCGATGAGTTCCGTCGCGGCCTTGGAGATCAGCTGTCCTCCCGCTCGAATCATCTCGCCGCGGGTCTCGAGATCCTTGCCCACTGGGTCCAGGAACGAAAGCACATCTGCTTTCTTCGAAAGGGCCTGAGCCGCCTTGCCGACCTTGTTCTCAATGATGCCCAGGAAGTCAACTGACCCTGCCACGAACGTCCCGGCGTTCTCCGTGAAGTTAGACATCCCCCTCTGGACAACCTCGGCAGTCGTGTCCTCACGGTTTGCTGAGGCTCCTACTAGGGCATCGAGTACCTGGTCCTCTGTGAGTTGATCTTGAGGCATAGAGTCAGCATTCCTAGTTGAAGACGTCTCCGAACTCTTTCTTCAGGCCACCCGTGTCCACGATCTCCTTGAGCATGTCCGGAGGGAATGACGCGATATCAACGCCAGCCGCATCGAATATGGCTTTGAGCTCTTCCCGGGTGTTGGGAACGATGAACGGAGCGTCTATTCCGAATGCCCCCTTCCCCATCTTCATGGCCTTCCCGCTGACCAGCTTCCTGATCTTTGCCACGAGCTGTGTCTGCTTCGCCTTGGGGGTATCCGCGAAGCTCGAGGTACCACCTCTGCGGGCCGTCCTGGCTGGCGCTGGGGCAGCCTGCCCAGGGGCCTGAGCAGCCACCTGAGGGGGAGCAGCCGCAGTACCGCCTCGCGCGGCCTGTTCGCTGGCAGCCTGATCGCGCAGGCTGTTGGCGAAGAAGTTCGGGTCCTGAGCCTCTCGCCTGCTGACTTCAGCGGCAAGCTTCTGTTCATTCTCTAGGAACGTCACCTGATCGAACTGCGTGCCGCGCATCGCCTCATTCCGCAGCGCTGATCCGGCGTTGTCACCCAGGGCTATCGAGTTGATCGTGTTCCTGAACCGCTCCGGATCCCCCTTGCGTCGAGAAGACGTTTTGTTGGCTTTCACTATCTCCCGCTGAAGATCCATCCTGATCCCCCGATCCTTGGTGACCTCGAGCAGCTTGTTGGCCCTCGTGATCTCGTCATCCCACTCACCCTGGACCACGGCATCTTCCTCGAAAGCCTTGGTTTGCTTCGCGATCAAGTCGTGGATCTTGTCCGGACGCCCACCCGCGGCCTGCTCCTGCTGGAGAAGCTTCGCAAGCTCCTGGGCAGCCCCCTGGTTGTCACCGAATACGCCATCATCGAGCGCGTCCTTCAGGGATTGAGCCGTCTCCTGGAAGGCGTCGTCCATGACCCGTTGCCTCTCCTCCTGGGATATCCGGGCCATAAACCGGTCCTGAGCGGCAGGAGAAAGCTTCGGCAAGAGTTCCCTGGCACGGCCTAAACGATCCCCGAGGGCCATACGTTGCTCGTTGATGCGGTCAGCACCCTCCGGGAGAGGTCCCTGCTGATCCATACCAAGAGACCCGGGAGGCGCTATCCGGTCCTGCATCGACCCCAGGAGCCCACTGTTGAGCTCCCCGGCAGCCTGCCGTTCCGAGTTGATTCTGTCCTGTGCGCTCTGAGCCTGCTCTATCTGAGCATCCAGGGCCTTCTCTTTTAGCGCCTGAGCGCGGTTCGCCCTTTCTTCGGCCAACCGCTGGGACCTGAACTTCATGGCCGTAGCGGCGCTCTGAGAGGCACCAGCGAGGCCGGCGATCAGCGGGTTGTCATTGTTCACGCGGAAGATGCGGGGCATATAGCTACCCTCCACCGAAAGCAGAAACCAGGCCGCCGATGTCAACCGGCTGGAAGTTGGATTGCGTGTTCAACAGATCGAACCGCGTGTCATTCAACTGAGCCCGCCTCGCCTGCCGCTGGCCAAAGAAGTTCGCAAGCCCCTGGCGGCCCTGAGATAGGGCCCCGGCCCGCTGCGTCGCCAGGTTCGAGAAGAGGCCGGATAACCCCTGGTCGATCTCAGCCAACCTCCGATCCGTCTGAGCCCCGATTCCCTGGTCGATGTTCAACTGGACCGAGGAATTCAGGAGGCCTGACCCAGCCAACTGGGACGAGGCTCGAGACTGAAGGCTCGCTGAGCGGTCAAGGGCTGAGCGCCTCGCTGAACGGCCTTGGTTCGCTGCCGCTATCTGGGCATTGTCGAACCCCGTATTGATGTCCTGGATGCCCTGGGTCAGTTGCTGCTGCTGGCCGGCGGCGAACTGGGACTCTTCCGCAAGCTGGCGGTCCAGGATGCCAAGGCCCTGAGCCTGAAGGCGCTTCCGGCGCCTGTTGGCCTCCATCTGGCCGAAAATGTTGACTCCAAGGCCAGCTAGACCTGCGATTGCTTGTAGGGCCATTGTCATCCACCTCTAAGTTGAAGAAGGAGCTTGCAGACGGCTATCCGCAGACTCTCGACGTCCGCCGTGGGCTCTGCGATCCCGTCAGCGGCCATGATTCTAAGGCGACCGTTCCGAAGTTCGATCGTTTTCCCATCCAGGTCGTGGTCGGTCAGTTGCCCCTGAGCCACAGTCCTCGCTCGAGGATCACCACCAGACCCCTGAAGGGACGGCGATATGCCTCGTGCTGTGTTCCTGGCTCTGTTTCTACGAAGTCCCATTACTCCTCGAAGTCCTCTCCGTCAACCGGGAGCATGAAGTCAGACGGATACACCGGATGCGAATAAGGAGCGGTAATACCTTGAGTGCGCACAATCTGCGCGGCCTGGCGGTATCGGGAATATGACGCACCCTCATACGCCATTCGCTGGAACATCGACACAACGGCGGATTGGATGCTTTTCATCTCCCACTCCTCGGTTTCTGGCTTCTCGCCAGCTTCAGATAGGAATTCTCATACGCCCAGAATTCGTTGTTCCTGGCATTCCGGAACCGCACGAAGATGTTGTTCCCCCGCACACGTCGCCTGAATGTGGGGTTTTCGCTTGAGTGAGCCTGGAACTCCTGGACCTCCCGGCCCAACCGGTCGGCCTCGTTGGCACCGTAGTACTGAACCAGACACCCGTCGTTATCCGTCCCCAGGAACACCTTCAGCCCTCGCAGGGCCAGTGATCTGGGAATGGACTGCTTCGTGACCGGAGGGAAGAGGACGTTCGAGTCAATGGCGTTGCCGTCGTCCGAACTTGCAGCTGCATCCCACACGCGCAATCCGCCGTCCTCACATCCAAGCATGAGCCGTCTCTCGTTCTGGACCAGCCCCTCGAGTACAACACCCGCCGTCGGTTGCACCCCGGACACTCCAAAGACGTCAGGCCAGATGGGAGGCCGCTGGACGAGATCGTGCGTCTTGTACTCCCAGAACCACGCGCGGCGAATGGATCCCCCGGCACCGAAGGGGAATTGGAAGATGTGGATTCCTTCATCTCGTGGGTTCCATAGGAGTTTGATGCGGACAGTCGAGAAGTCGATCGCCTGGAACTCCGAGTCCTCAAGAGTCCCCTGCGTGAGCGGGGCTATCCCCCCGCCCTCTCCTACACCATACAGCCCCGGAGGATTCGTGCCGAAAAAGTAGATCCGCCCCTGCGGATCCTTCGTCCACGCATTCCCCCAGGCCATCCCAATCTCTGTCGAGAGGTTGTGGAACTGGCCACCTGACAGCGGATCCCCTGTGAGCCTCGTCATCGTCCTGGAGCCACCGACGATGAGAAGATCGTCCCTGGCATCGATGAGCCCTGTGATGACGTCAGGCGGCGCCTCATCGACCTCGTTCAGGGAAAGCAGGAAGGCTGAGCCCAGCTCCTCCCGAGGCGGAGCGATATCCCAGTTGCGGATATCACCGATGGCTGAGCCGACCAGCTTGGCCCCCACGTCAGGGAACCCGGCCAGCAGTAGCCTCGAGCGCCAGAACACCCCGAACCGGGCATTCAGAGGGATATCCCCAGGGGATGTTGACGTCAGGACAGAGACCGTGGCATCTGGCCCGCTGTACACCTGGTAAGTCGAGCCGTCGATGAGGACGACCTCGTTCCGCGTCGGGACACAGAAGACAGACCCAGCGGCGTTGAAGAGGCCTGCCGAGACGAGCGTCGTGGACCCGCCGATCGTAAATGTGCGGAGATCCTGGCCCTGGGCATACAGGTTCACAGTCCTGGTCTGGGCCTGATCCGTCACGGTGGCATCCACCAGGAAAAACTTGCGAGCCTCCTTGAGGGTGTTCCCCGCGGTGAGGTCGGCAAACCCTGCATACATCGATCTCGCTAGACCTATCACGTCAGTCCCATAGTCGGGGATCCTGGAGTCGTGATGAGCACACGTCATATAAATCTGCGTTGTGCCAGGGATCAGTCGCAATATCTCGGCCCCGGTGGAGTCGAGCACATCGAGCAGGGATGACGCTGTGTTTTGCGCCACAGGTATATACACCGTCCCGAACTTGTCCACGTCGATGCGAGCCTTCTGTGTGGCAAAATCGAGAGTGAATCCGCCGCCCCTGGACCATGCGCCATCCGCGCTGGAATCGGAGAATGTATCCCCCTTGTCGATGATCTTCCTGGCGTAGGCCTTCTGATCTGAGACGGTTCGCATCTCATCCGCTTGCGGACCCAAGGAATACACATCACCGTCTTTCACTCGGACCGCATGACCCGCGCCGCCCTCGTTTGCCAGGACCCCTTCTGTTTCCGTCTCGTTGTTGTAGGTCCAAGCCTTCTTGCCAGTGGACTTGATCTTTGTGGTGGACGGGATGTTTAACGCGGCCAGAGCCTCAGCTCCGGTTTCAGCCTCGTTGGGCGGTCCCATAATTGAGGAGGCACCGTTCGTTGAGGAAGCCTTGAGGCCATACGGATGGGGATAGGTTTCTGTCTCGTTGTCGAGAAGATGCCCAAGCCCAACGCCATGGGCCATGTATCCCTCAATCTGAGTCATCTCGTTAACAGTTTGAGCACCAGTGGCAATATCGGGGTGCGCCTGGTGGGTCAAGATGAGGTTGGTTCCATCGTCCGTAGCCTCGGACATGCCTCGGGTTTTTCGGTCCAAAACCAGAACCTCATAGACCTCTCCGATGTAGTTCGTTGCCGCAGAAGATCCTGACCCAGTGTAAAATCCAAACTCGGTTCTACTAGAACCAGATGTGAGGAGTTGCTTGCCAAGGGCACGGTCAAGGGGCCTGCCATTAAGCCGTACCAGTGACCTGGTTTTGCCTGTGGCTGGGCCTGCGGTTGCCTCGCTAGTTCCTCCATCCCACACCACAGTTATGATAACGGCGTCAGTCCCCTCTGATTCAGCTGTCCATGATAGGTCGGTTGGGAAAATGCCAGTGTAGAGGTGAAAGGGCCCTGCACCGCAGGCTCCCACATCAACGCCCGCAACACCTCCGGTCTGCGCAAAGTACGATAGGTAGCCAATCGTAGGTGTGGATATAATCTCACCGCACTGGCGGTTAACGAATAGCATATGCCCTTCCGTCGAAGGACTGGTATCTGAGGGCTGATAAAACAGAGCCTTGCGGGATAGAGATTCGGTCGGCCGACACGTAATAAATAGAGCAAAAACCCCGCCCGTCGTTAGGGGCAGGTCAACCCCAGCATACGCCGGCAGCATGGTGTTCTGAGAACCACCAGCTGCGTTTGTTGTCGTGGTGTTCAGACCACTTCGGTATCCCTCGATGCCAGTGAATTGCAGTGAGGGAATCCCGCCCTGTTCACGGTAGGTGGCGCCAAGGTCCGCGGAACCGCCCGGAGGGGTAGCGGCAGTCATATGTCTATTTTGGCCCGACCTGTCCCGCATCGTGACAACCTCAACGCCAGGAGTGACAGCCGCCGATCCTGCGGTGTCAGCAGTCGTGATATCTCGAGCTCTCCACCAGAACCATATGCGGCTCTCAGCGTTATCGAGATCCACCGGAGTCCAATCTCCGATCATTACGGGTCGGAAGTTTGGCTCCGCTGGGTGGATCCCCCTGAATTTAATGTACTGGGGCGGCGACCCCGATGCCGTGAGGTGTGTCGTGTCTGTCCCTGACGCAACGAACATCTCGCCTTCGTTGTCGATATCTAGACCGTTGATCGGGAACGGAGCCGGATGCGTCGCCACCAGAACCGGAGGCGCATTCGCTGTGATTCCCTCATAGACCAGGACCACGGCCTGCGCAGTTGTTGGATTGTTCCCAGCCACATAGAGCTTGTCCCTGACAACCCTGATTTCCTCGATGAAATACCCCGGGGTCGTGGAGTGAGGGGCTGACAGGTTCCCATCCTCATCCGACAGGATGAACCAGAACTTGGCAGTCTCAACGTCACCTCCGCTGCTTACCCCAAGGAAGATGCAGTTCAGTACCGGGTCCACATACAAGGCCCTGCATGTGTGCGCCGGGTCATCCGGTACGGCGGAGAATTCAGCCAACCGCACCCCGTCTGGGTTGTACTTGATGAGCGTCCCAGGAGAGAACAGGAAGAACACGTTCCCCTGGCGGTCCACATCAACATGGACCGCATTCTTGCCTACCTCGTCAGACCATGGAATAACGACGTCGGCCGTATACTTTGGCAGCGTTGTTCCGCGAGAGAGCATACCTCCGTAGAAGAATGACTCACCCGTCGATGCGGCTGATGTGGAGTCCGGTATGAGCCGGATGAGATGTCCTGTAGAGCCATCAACATGGGGGAACGTGATGTCAATCCTCCACCATCCCCCTGAAATCTGAGTGATAGCCCCTGTGGTGCCCGGCGCGATACCCCCTGCGTCGGTCAGCGTCAGGGTCTCAGAAGCCCACAGGAATGACGCTCGCTGGACGTTGTCCGCCGGCGCAACCTGGCGGTATTCAATCGCCGTGTTGAGGGCTGTATCCTGTTTGATGAAGCCCGAGAACCGATAGAAGAGAGGCGCCCCAGCAGGTCCGTTCGGGAAATCAGCCTGAGCCAAAGTATACTCGAGATAGGACTCAGCAACGCCGTCGGTATCATCTAGCCGCGTCCCGTTATTCCCGCCGAATGGGTCTGCCGTTACGCTAGCCGTTACCACACAGCCATTGACGACCGCCCACTCAGTTGCCGTGAAATCCCCCCCGTTCTGCAAGATGTTGAACGCATAGGCATAATCCACTCCCTCGTTCAGAGCGTATTTCAGAGAACACATCTCTCTGATCTTGGTGCTGGTTGGCGCTACAACCTGCGTCAGACCGCTTCTCTGGGCACCACGCATCCGTCCCGTCCTGGGATCCTTGACGCGGACGTTCGTCGCCTCACGGGTCGTCAGCGGGCTCTGGTCGTGGAACGCTGAGGAATCGGAGCGGCCGCCAAACGGGAATATGAGGGGGAGTTTGTTGCTAGGCATCCCTGTCCTCCATCTGAGTCGCCGGCGTCTGAGGCAACCTGACCCTCATCCAGCGGATCAGGGAGAGCCGGATGGTGTAGAGCTCCGGCTCCTCGTCCACGTTGTCGTTGATCGTCCCTGAAAACCACATGGCCCCCTGGTCCTCGTTGTCCATCCACTTGTCGAGCAGGATCTTGGCCCGCTCAGGCTTCACGAACACAGAGACGATATCGCCTCCCTCGAGGCCTATACGGAGAAGGGCCCAGTTGCGCTTGGTGTGGGTCACCGGACACCCACTGAGGGGTCAGGCGGATGTTGATATATCATGGAACCGGCTCCTGCCGCCGTCGTAGCGGCGATTGATGTCTGACCCGCGTGTCGGCCCCATGTCGGATTGGACTCCGGCATCTCTGCCCACGTGGGTATTCCACATGGAGCTCTGCGCCAAGGTATCAAGCCGGACATACAGGGATGCCTCATCCTCTGCGTCCAGGCCTTGAGCCCAAGCAATCACAGCCTGCGTGAAGAGTCCGTCGAGCCACCCATCGGCCGGTATGGGTAGATCCTCTGTATCCGTGGAAACTGGGTTCCACCCTGAGATGTAGCGAACCTCGAGCTCGTCTGTCGAGTTCTGGTTCGGATCGAGCTCCAGACGGTACTGCGTGGCTCCACCGCCCGATGGGGCGTATGAGACCACAGCACCGCGGAGACCGTAATTGTCGAACAGGCGGCGGCCTATGCGGTCGTAGGCCATGCTCTCCTGGTCTGTCCACCTGAAACCGTCCAGGGTCTCAGTGTTCGTGGCCACAGCGAGGACAGCGGCAACGTTGCCCGGGAGAGGTATGACGTTGTTCGGCAGCAGGCCCGTGAACGTGGCAGGAGTCCAGACCCCCGTGTCGTCGTCCCTGCGCTCATACTTCGATGGGCCTGTGGACCCGTCAGCCACCTCTTCGAACTGGGTGCCCCAGAAGTAGTGAGCTCCCGTACCTCCAGCTGAACTCCTCGGAGTGATCGAGGCCCCGATGGTCAACGAGTCCTGGGAATCGAACTTCATGGTCACCCAGGGGCGATACCAGCCACCTGTGAGGGTCTCGAAGCCGGCACCAGTGACCGCTGATCCACCCACAACAGGGGCATTCGCCGTCCCGCTGGTCGTGTTGAACGTCAGGTTGATGGCCTTCGTGCCACCGATATGGGACAGCGTCAGGATCATTCCCTGGGTGTCACCCAGTATCTGCTTTGTATGCACCGAGAAGCAATACGACTTCCCATTCGTGAGCTTCTCCGGGGTACTCGTGGTAGTGAAGTCCCTACGGATGGAGGCCGTCAGGCTGGCATTGTCATCGCTGATCTCGTCAGCCGTGTTGCCACCCAGAGGGTCCGTGGTCCCTGTGGTGTTCGAGACGTACGAGATGGGAGCATTGACCTCGGTCCAGTAGGACGAATTGAGGCCGTCGGCGAAGACCTCGGTCCACTCGATCATGTTCCTGTGGAGAGGGGACTCGAGCTCGATCGTGTCGGCATCCAGCTTGCGCTTGATGAGATGCTCACCAGGAGTCGTGTTCGGCAGGGTCGCCAAGGCCTCGGATTCTATGATATCCCCCGGCGTGTGGGTGTAATCAGCGAATAGGCCGACCTGCTTGATGGTCAGGGCCTCGGCGTTGTACGTGCTCGTCGATAGCGTCCTGGACTGGCGGACCTTCAGCCTCGCCCGGCGCTTGTTGAACCTCCAGGATTGTTGAGAGCAGAACCACTCTCCTACCTGGTTGACCAGCTCACGGGACGAGATAGGAGCCGCCTGGGAGCCGTCCAGGGCGTGCTTGATGAACTTCTCGAGCTTGGAAACGGTCAGGACCATCTGAGTTCTCCTGGTACCCCCCGCTGAAAGCCTGGGTTCCAGCGGTACAGGATGTGAGCCGTCCTATCCCCACAGAGGAGCCTGACATCGAATTCCTGGCCCTGCTGCTGCTCGTCCGTGAGCCTCGCCATGCACTTCTCCCAGGCCCTCACAGCAACCAGGCATCGGGTGATGTAGCAGTCCATCGGAGCCTTGCTGCGGGCTCCTACCTCGGTCAGGAAATGAGGGTCTATCCGCATAGCTACTCAATCTGGCGGAGCATAATGTGGACGATGCACGTGTCTGCCGCATCTATGGACGTCACGGCGCCGATGACCGTTTTGATGCCTGGGCCGATGTACAGGACCGGAATACGTTCGATGTCCTGGGCAGCAGACGCCACCTGAGAGAGGCTTCGGGGTGCCCAGTTGAAGAGCTCTGTTGCGCTCGGGGCCACAGCCGTCTGCATCTCAGTGAGGCTCAGAACGTCAGAATCAGCAGGATCCTGGAGCTCGATAGAGACCGTCCTGTTCGTCACGGTTGCAGTCGCGGTGTACTCCATGCGGATATTGACGATCTCGAAGACCTTGCCGCGGAGTCCAGCCGTAACCAAGCCAGCTTCGATTGAGTTGTCGAGATTGAGAGTTTTCACATCCCCGACAGTCTCCTCAGAGATGACGAAGACGCCATTTCCGACGCTTATTGATGTCCATGCCATTGTGAGTCTCTGAGGAGTGGAAGGTGGGGAGCCTCCCGATGGGAGGGTAGGGGTCTACGGAAGGCTCCCCGGGGGTTTGGGAAAAACCGAGTTGGAGTCTACCTACGAGACGGCACTGCTGCCAAGCCCATCCAGGCCGTCGAAGTCGCATGTTCCCACGCCGGCGCCCGCAAGGGCATCGTCGAGACGGCCGATGATCTTTTCACCGATCGCCCCTGCTGTATCCGTTGCCGCTGCGGCCCCGTTGACGGGGATGAGGGCAGCTCCAGCCGCTGCGGCGCCGTCCACCTTGATCGGAAGGTGATCGCCCTGAACGGCAACCTTACCTTCGGTTCCCAGCGTGGCCGAGATGGACTCGAGGCAAACAGCAAAAACCGCATGCTTCAGAACAGCGGTTTCGGGGAAGACGACGTTTACCTTGCTCGAGTTGTCTCGAGCCTTGTTGCTATTCGTCGTCGATGCGTGGGTTTGTTGGATGTCGAATTGGACCACATCCCCGCGAACCAACGCCGCGGTGGTGTAGTTCGCAACCACGCGCTCATTCGGAGTGATGTCGTATCCACGCTTTGCGCTTGTTGACATTGAAGCCATTGTATTTCTCCTTTCTGTTTGCTTGAGGTTAGACGCGCTGGAGGTTGGTACCCGGGATCAGGTAGCCGAGCCGACGCGGGGAACGGACGAAGTTGTTGTTCCAGATGTCCGTCACGAGGACAGTGGAATGGGGCTGACGCGAAGGCTTGACCTTCACCGTCTCGAACATCTCCCCCTCAGGGAAGAACGTCCGAATGTAGCGGTTGTCCAGAAGGACGAACCTCGGGCCGGTCCGGTTGTTCGGAGTCCCGATCGTGTAGTTCGTGTTCCCGACCGACTTTGTCTGCCCCACCAGGTCCGTGTCGTCGAAGTCCACGGAGTCCGTGAACTCGGGGATATACGTGGAAACGCCAGCGCCACTTCCAGCGCCGCCGCCGCCGCCGGTTCCCTTGTTCAGGCCGCCGCCGACAGCGCCCACCGCGACAGCGTCACGGTAGAAGACGCCTGAAGACATCGACTCGAGGAACTCAACCGGGGCTGTCCGGTACATCAGCGGGCCCTGGATGGAGCCTGCGCCTTTGCTCGTGGACGCCGAGGAGAGAGGGTCGTTCGTCTGGACGAGCGCCTGCTCGTAGTACGTAGACCCCTCTTCCGACGTGAAGAGGGCTGCGGGCATGGTCATGCCCTCGCCCAGCTCCTCCCGCTTCGGGAGCCTGTTGTACTGCAGACGCTTCCAGAGGCGAGAGAGGGCAGGCCAGCCACTCCAGTCACGCCCCGTCGGGACGTCATCGTAGAAGGCTTGCTGGCAGCGCCACTTCGTCTTCGTGGCCGGGTTGATCTGCTGGATCGTGGTGAATCCATTCGGCAACGTGTTCGTCGTGATGCCGTTCGTTTGCTCTCCAGCAACCGAACCGGCGACGTACTCGTTGACGAAACAAGGAAGGCTGTACGGGAACTTCCCAGCCTGGCCCTCCATCTCGGCATTCGTCGGGATGTTGAACCATTCGTCCTCGAGGCTGTTGCAGACGTTGGTCCAGAAGTTTTGTTCCTTGGTCGTGAATAGCTTCTTGAACTGGTGGAACCGGGACTTCATCCCGCCTCCGCCTTGGTTGTGCTTCGCCTCATGCTTCGTGAACTTGAGGTGAGCTTTCGCGTAGCGGTACGGGATCTCCCAGTTCGTGAGCACCTCACCCGAGGGGTAGGTGAACTCGTCGTCCGGGTCGTATCGCTCGAAGGTGTTGAACTCGTCCAGGAGAACAGTGTCCTGGATCTTTTCGCCGCCGTTGAACATATCCATCATGGAGCCCCCCGAGTTCGGGAACCCCTTCATCACGAAGTTCGTGAAATATGTTCGGCGGGTGATTTCGTTGATGACCTTCCCCTTGTCGGTCGCCACCAAGGGACCGGTCGTAAGGAAGACGTCAGCGAAAATCTCGCTGATAGATGTTGCCACTGTGATACTCCTGAAGGGTTAGTGACGGGGAGGGGAAAGGTGTTGCGTCTTCCTATCCAGGCGGACGCGTTCCGAGTTTCTTGACGGCAGCCTCGTTCGAGAGGCCACTCATCTGGAGGGCAAAGAGGTCGAAGTCCCAGGCCTCAGGGGTCCGGGTCGGCTCCTTGGGAAGTGAGAGCTTGCGACGAGGCTGGCTCTTGAGGATGTCGGCCGTGGACGCCTTGGGCTTTGCTGCCCCCTGGGTGTCCAGACCCATGGCCTTCGCGGCCACATCGAACAGGGCTCCGATGTCGTTCCCGTAGCGTCCGGTCCTGGCGAGGGCGTCGGCCGTCTCGACCACACCCTCCCATGTGCTCGGGCGGTCACTCAGGCCAGGATTCGCTGTCTCGAACCGAGCTCGCTGGTCGTTGATGAGCCGTAGGCCGTCAGCATGTTCGGCGGCCTTGCGGGATCCGTCAGCCACGGAACTCTGGACCTGGGCCATGATCGCCTGGAATGCCTCCTGGAAGACCTTGGCCCCTGATGCCCCGAACTCCTCCTTGACCGGCGTCAGCATGGCTGAGATGTCGAATGCCGGGGCCTCGGGTGCCGGTGCCTCCAGAGCCGTCTTCACCGCCTTGCCGCTGTCCTGGGCCGTCTGGCGGCCTCTGAGGCCATCCGCAACCTGGATCATGGTCCGCGGAGTCATGCCTGTGAGCTGATCGACAGAGAACCCGGCTGTCCGGAGAAGGGAGAAGGCGTCCCTGTGGTCTATCCGCTCGACTGCTGAGAGGTCAGCAAAGGGGTCGTCTACCTCTTCGCTGTCCGCCTCGGCCTCGGTGGACGCCTCGGTGGACGCCTCGGTGGACTCGGAGGTGGATGCCGTGTCGTCACCAGGGGCCACGATCTCAGGATCCTCGTCCTTGAGGCCCAGAGCCTCCATGGCCGGGTCTGCCGGGGCTTCCGTGAAGCCGGCCTCCTTCATTCCGGCACTGAATGCCTCGAAACCCTCTTCCACGGTGGTCGGGGCCAGTGTCGTCGTATCAACCTCGGTCGTTTCGTCAGCCATATCAGATTTCCCCCTTGAGGAGCTGTTTCATTTCATGGCGGAAGCGTTTGGCTTGCCGCTGTTCCTTGACCTGTTTCTGCCGATCTTCGCGGGTCTGACGTCCCTGGATGTTCCAGGAGAGGCCACCGCGGTCGGCGATGTGCTGGGACTGGTCACACCACTTCTTGACCTCAGCCTTGGACCTGAAGGCCCCAGAGCCCGTTTTCGGGTCCACATACGGGGCTAGGTCCGGGTCAACCTGGTGGGACACGAAGGAGTATTCGGGTGCCACGCCCATGGTGACGTGGGAGCTTGAGGCCAGCACGGAGAGGATCCGCTTGTACCTCTTGCCTCTGTGGTGGATGACCTTCCCGACCCGGGGGGCCCGGGCGTATTCGTAGAACTTGGTGGTCTCAGAGCCGTCATCGGCCTGGAAGACGTATTCAGGAGCCATCTCAATTACCTCCCGGTAGGGCCGCTAGGGTCTGTCCGTTCATGTTCTTCCCCGGTGGCGCCTGGCCGTTGGATGACGGCATGAGCCCCTGTAAGGCCGCCTGGGCGCGTTCTACGTTGGGCACCTGTCCCTTGAAGCCTGACGCCTGGACCCCGATCTTGCCGGCGTTGGTTGCCGTCATGGGGGTAGTAGGAGCCTGCATCGGGACTCCTGACATCTGCTCGAGGACCTTCCAGTCGAAAGCCTCGGACATCTCGGGGATGTTCTCCATGTCTCCCAGCATGTCCACGATCTGCTGCCACTTGACGAAGGGGAACTGGACCATCATGGGCGGGAGGATCTGAAGCAGCTGTAGGACCAGCTCCGCCTTGCGTCGCTGAGTAGCCTCAGACGTCCTGACCATGGAGTAGAGGTCAATGACGAGCTCGAGGTCATCGAATGTAGCCCCGGACCCCTCTTCGAATGTACCGCCGAAGAACCATGCGTCTGTGCCCTCAGGGAGCTGTGTCGGGTCGTCGCTACGGATGAGGTCTGAGGCCTCTTCTCCTAGTGGTTCTACGATCTGATCGGTGTGATATCCGAACCACGCTACGTCTCGAAGTATTGACTCGGCAAACGTTACGAATTTGTTCCGGGGCCATGAAGCACGGGCCTGACCGGCGTCTACGGCCTCAGAAACGGCGGTTGCGGTAGCTCCTGACTCGACCTCCCCCTTGAGGGCTCCTGACATAC